ACCAAGTATGCAGGGGCTAGCAAATTGCCTAAGAAGCCTGCTGTTAAAGCTAAGAAAAAGGTGAAATAACATGCCAGGACTTAAACCAGTAGATCCAGCAAAGAATCCCGGAATGACTAAGCTACCAGAAAATGTACGCAATAAAATGGGGTACATGAAAGAGGGCGGCATGGCTAAGAAGACCAAGGCCCAGAAAAAAGTTGGCAAGGTCATGAAAGAGTTTAAAGAAGGTAAGTTGCATTCAGGCAAGGGCGGTAAGATTGTAAAAGATCCTAAGCAAGGAATTGCTATCGCTCTATCGGAAGCCGGTATAGCTAAACCCAAGAAAAAGAAGAAGTAATGGCTCGTACAAACGAGAAGCTCTGGGAGAAGGCTAAGGCTGAAGCTAAAGCCAAGATGGGTGGCAAGCATTCTGCCAGAGCAATGCAGTTAGCTGGTAAGATCTACAAAGAAAAAGGTGGTGGTTACACTGGCTCTAAGACAAAGGCACAGAAGTCTTTATCGAAATGGACAGAGCAGGAGTGGACTACCAAGTCTGGCAAGCCTTCAAAAGAAACAGGTGAACGGTATCTGCCCAAGAAGGCAATACAGTCGTTGTCATCTTCAGAGTATGCAGCTACAACTAAAGCTAAACGTGAAGGCACTAAAGCTGGTAAACAGTTTGTAAGTCAGCCTAAGACAATTGCAAAGAAAGTAAAGAAGTTTAGAGACTAAACAGTGACTATTACGCACTATCCTCCATTAGGAATAAAAGAAAACCCAAGCTATGTAGCCATAGGCGGCACTAACGTAGATGCGTTTGGTAGACTGCGTATAAGTACTCCTTTAACTTTATTTGATTCTTCTCATAGATATGCAGACAACGGTTTATGGGTTCAAAGTACTACAGGAACTGCATCGTCTTCTTTTAGTGCAAATGAGGGACTGGTAAATTTAACTGTTGGTACTGCCAACAACGATCAAATTATTCGTGAGACAACTAAAGTTTTTTCCTATCAACCGGGAAAAAGTTTATTAGTCATGTCCACTTTTAATTTTGAAACTGCTAAAGCAAACTTACGGCAGAGAGTTGGATATTTTGGTGCAGATAACGGACTGTACTTTGAAAGAGATGGTACAGATCTGTATATGGTAGAACGTAGTTCGGTATCTGGTTCTGTAGTAAACAATCGTGTTATTCAAAGTAGCTGGAATCAAGATCCGTTGGATGGTACTGGACCTTCTGGTATTACATTAGACTCTTCTAAATCTCAAATTCTGTATATGGATATTGAGTGGCTGGGCCTTGGTACGGTGCGTACGGGATTTGTGATTGACGGTGCTTTTGTGCCTGTACATAATTTTAATCATGCTAATTTGATTACTAGCACGTATATAACAACTGCCTCTTTGCCTCTTCGTTATGAAATGACTAACACAGGAGCAACAAGCAGTTCGAGTACCCTTAAGCAGGTGTGTTCAACAGTATTGTCTGAAGGTGGCTATGAATTAAGAGGGCTTCAACAATCTATTGCTACTCCAGTAACAACTCCAACATCACTTACTACAGCAGGTACAACGTATCCTATTGTATCTATCCGTCTTAAATCGGCTAGGCTTGATGGAATCATAATTTTAACTGCTCTTTCTATTCTTGGTATTACCAACAATGCAAACTATAAATGGGAAGTTGTAGCGTCTGGAACTACTACAGGGGGCACTTGGGTAAGCGCAGGAACAAATTCTTCTGTTGAATATAATATTACTGGGACTTCGTTTGCTATCGGAACAGGAAGAATATTAGCAGGTGGATTCTTTCAAGGGTCTAACCAAGGTTCAAGCACAATAGACATATTAAAAGAGGCACTGTTTTCTTTTCAGTTAGAACGTAATTCTTTTACTCCTACTATGTATGAATTAACTCTTGTTTGCACTGCTGATACTAACGCTGCTCAAGTTTTAGGTTCTGTTGACTGGGAAGAAATTTCAAGATAGTGATTACTATCTTTAAAATATTTGATATTACAAAATGATGCAGCCACCTAAGAATAGAACCATCTCGAAGGAACTAACTGCATCAAATGCAGATCTTTATATTGTTCCAGCTAACTACGAAGCAAACATTGATAGTATTGTAATTTCCAATACTCTTAATGTTAAAAGAAAGTTTTCACTTGATTGGTATAGTGCAGAAGAAGGAGTATGGTATACTCTTGCTGAAAGCACGCCCATTGTAGGAAATGGCATAGTGCAGTTTGAAAACTCCATTTGGCTACGCAAAGGAGACAAGCTGCGAGGCTTGGCTAATTTTACATCCAGTGTAACTATAACTATAAAGGTGCAGGAGTACTTCATACCTCTGCAGATCCAATCATGAACGTATCCGTAGGAATGAATTTCATAACAGGCATGATGCTTGGTTTTGAATATGTACATGTAGACAATATCCATCACATTGTGATTGATCTATTGTTTGTTCGGTTTATTGTCGAATTTGAATAGGACATAGAATGGCACGCACGCTAACGGAACGACAACAAAAGTTCCTAGATGTATTGTTTGAGGAGGCCAATGGAGATGCGGTTACTGCAAAACGTCTGGCTGGCTATTCAGACAATACACCTACGTCTGAAATTGTTTCTGGCATCAAGGATGAAATACTGGAGCGCACTAACCTTTATCTGGCTCGCAGTGCTCCTCGTGCTGCTGTCGCTATGGTGCAAGCGATTGTGGACCCAACGGAGTTGGGCATTAAAGAAAAAATGAATGCAGCACGTGAGGTGCTGGATCGTACTGGCTTGGTAAAGACTGAGAAGGTAAGTGTAGAAGCTACCAACGGTCTGATGATTCTTCCACCCAAGGATAAAAGTAAAGAAGACTAAGAGTGCACAGTAGAGTTGTTATACCCACAGCACCAAGACTGGGGAGATGGTTACTACCACAACCAGTACACGCAGTAAAGAATAACCAGTGGGTACAGATACCGAGGCCGTTTGCACATAGCTCAGCGCCGTACGGGTATAAGGTAAACGAACAAGATCCAATGATTCTTGATCCGATACCGGAAGAACTGGCAGCACTTGAAAAGGCTAGGAAGTACTTAAAAAAATATAAGTCTCGTGAAGTAGCAGCGTGGTTATCAAAGACTACCGGAAGAAGAATAGCCCACAACAATCTACTGGCGAGATTCAGGAATGAGCAAAGAAACCAAACCAAAGCAGCAACCCTTCGGGCTTGGGCCAGAAGGTACAAGAAAGCGATCCTTCTCGCTGAAAAGTTCGACAACAGGCCGGGGAAAAAGAAAAAAAGTATCCTCGAAGAGTTCGGGGTTGGAGACTGGGGACGAAGAGATCAAACTCTCATCAACATCATCACAGACGATGATGGAAACAGACGAGTCTACAAGCTCTGTGGATGCAAGTGTGAGCACTGCTCTACAGGAACAGAACATAATCTTCAAGCCAAACCCGGGGCCACAGACCTCGTTTCTGGCAGCGAGTGAGAGGGAGGTACTGTATGGTGGTGCTGCAGGGGGTGGCAAATCTTATGCGATGCTGGCAGATCCTCTCCGGTATATGTCTCATCCACAGTTTAGTGGCTTGTTACTCCGTCATACCACGGAAGAACTAAGGGAACTTATTTGGAAAAGCCAAGAGATGTACCCGAAGATTTATCCGGGCATCAAATGGTCAGAAAGAAAAATGCAGTGGGTAGCACCAAGTGGAGCACGGTTGTGGTTCTCCTACTTGGATAGGGACGAAGACGTTTTGCGGTATCAAGGTCTTGCTTTTAGTTGGGTTGGGTTTGATGAGTTGACGCAGTGGTCTACTCCATTTGCGTGGAATTACATGAGATCTCGTTTGCGTAGTACTGCACCAGATCTTCCCATCTACATGAGGGCAACTACCAACCCCGGAGGTCCGGGTCATGCTTGGGTCAAGAAGATGTTTATCGATCCATCAAAACCGGGAAAGCCTTTTTGGGCTACAGATATTGATACTGCAGAAGTTTTGGTGTATCCTAAAGGACATAGCAAGGAAGGTCAGCCTCTCTTTAGACGCAGATTTATTCCTGCAATGCTGACTGACAATCCTTACCTTGCTGAGCAGGGTGACTATGAAACAATGCTTCTATCATTACCGGAGCATCAGCGTAAACAATTATTAGAGGGCAATTGGGATGTCTCAGAAGGAGCAGCGTTCTCAGAGTTTAATCGCTCAATTCATGTCACGGAACCCTTTGATATACCCAGAGGCTGGACTAAATTTCGGGCATGTGATTATGGCTATGGTTCTTACTCTGCTGTCCTTTGGTTTGCTGTAAGCCCAGCAGAACAAATTATTATTTATCGGGAACTTTATGTAAGTAAGGTTCTTGCAAAAGATCTAGCCAAGATGATTCTTGAGCTAGAAGAAGATGATGGTACTATCAGATACGGCGTACTAGACTCAAGCTGTTGGCACAAACGAGGGGACACTGGTCCTTCTCTAGCAGAGCAGATGATTATGGAAGGTTGTAGATGGAGGCCAGCAGACAGATCTGCCGGTTCCCGTGTAGCTGGTAAAAATGAAGTTCACAGGCGGTTGCAAGTAGATGAGTTTACGGAAGAACCCCGTATGGTTATTTTCAATACTTGTACAAACTTAATCTCGCAACTGCCTATTCTACCCTTGGACAAAGCTAACCCCGAAGACATTGATACTAAGGTAAACTTTGATCACTTGTATGACGCTCTGCGCTATGGCTTGATGAGCAGACCTAGAAGTAGCTTGTGGGATTATAACCCTGCTACGTCTAGACCGTCTGGCATACAGATGGCTGATAAGACGTTTGGATATTAGGATAACTAATGATTAATGAAAATTTTATGGACGGTCAGGGCACTGGTCTTGATGATGTAAAAGAAAATCAGCCAGAGGAAATGCTTGTTTCTTCCCTTGTTAGCTATGTTCAAGGACGTTACGTAAAAGCAGAAGATGCTAGACGCATTGACGAAGAGCGTTGGCTTCGTGCCTATCGTAACTATCGTGGACTCTACGGACCAGATGTCCAGTTCACAGAATCAGAAAAGAGCCGTGTCTTTGTTAAGGTAACGAAAACCAAAGTGCTTGCAGCTTACGGGCAGATCGTAGACGTTCTGTTTGCAAACAACAGTTTTCCCCTTAGCGTTGAGCCTACTATTCTTCCAGAAGGAGTAGTAGCAGATGTTCACTTTGATCCCAAGGCACCACAAGATGACACTGAGCCTGATCTAGGTGCTCTCTATGGCTTTGCTGGTGACAATAAACCCCTACCCCCCGGAGCTACTACTAAGACGCTCCTAGATCGTTTAGGGCCGCTTAAAGCAGCACTAGGTAAAATCAAAGGGCTTAAAGAAGGTCCGGGTGTAACTCCTACTGCCATTACTTTTAGCCCAGCACTTGTGGCTGCAAAGAAGATGGAGAAGAAGATTAAGGACCAACTTGAGGAAAGCAACGCCAACAAGCAGCTTCGCTCGGCAGCATTTGAGTGTGCTTTGTTTGGTACTGGCGTAATGAAGGGTCCGTTTGCAGTAGATAAAGAATACCCCAACTGGGATGAGGATGGCACATACAATCCTACGATCAAGACTGTGCCGATGAGTTCTCATGTCAGTGTGTGGAACTTCTACCCAGATCCTGATGCCATTAACATGGATGAAGCAGCCTATGTTATTGAGCGACACAAGTTAAGCCGTAGTCAGTTACGTAGTCTGAAAAAGCGCCCCATGTTCCGTAACAACGTCATTGAAGAAGTTATTTCAATGGGCGAGTCCTACATGAAGAAGTACTGGGAAGATGATCTTAGCGACTATCAAACCAACACAGGCGTGGAGCGTTTTGAAGTTCTGGAGTACTGGGGCGTTGTTGATCGTGAGATCCTCGAAGATAACAACGTAGATATCCCGAAGGACTTTGATGACATCGATGAACTGCAGGCAAACATTTGGTTGTGCAACGGACGAATAATCCGTCTGGTTCTGAATCCGTTTAAACCTAACCGTATTCCTTACTACGCAGTTCCGTATGAATTGAATCCGTATTCCATGTTTGGTATTGGTATTGCTGAGAACATGGATGACAGCCAGACATTGATGAATGGTTTCATGCGTATGGCAGTAGATAACGCAGT